AGATTATCATTTATATTATATTTAATCAAATTTAAGCTTACCCATATCTAATTTATCTGTAAGTTCTTTTTCTTTTTCTTCTAATTCTTGTTTTCTTTCTAACATTTTATTAATTTGTTCATCAATCGCAGATAATCTATCTTTAAGTACATCACGTTCTTTTTTATCTTTACAATTATTAAATTCATCTTTAGTTTGAGTTAATATTTCTTCTCTATTTTTAATATTTTCATTGATATTATTAACAATCATTTGATTTTTTCGTAGTTCATGATATAATTTAGTTTTATCTTGGTTTTCAGTATATTTTTTCATCATATTATTAAGTTCATCATTTGCATATTCTGTTTGTTCAACAAACTGATTATTATCAGATTCTTTCATAATAAATGCACACCATTTACCTGCATCTATAACATATACATGATGATAAGGATCTAATTCAGATAGTTTTTTCCCATAATTTTTTGCTTCTTGATATGTTGGAAATCCACCTCTAATTTTAAGTCCTAAAATATTATTATCAGTTGAATATTCTTCTTTATCAGTTGATTTAAATACTTCTTCTCTATAATCATCAATATTTTCTATAGATTGTTTAACACTACATTTATTAAAAAAAGAAACACAAAAGAATTGTTGTGAAGGTATAACAGGATCTTCAAATAAATAATCTTCTTTTTGATTTGACATATTATTAATTATAATAATTATATCTTTTTAACTAGTTTTATAACTATTATTTTTTACTGTTAATTGTTTCATATCCTTGCCATATTGAGGGTTCATTAAACATAACACTAAATGTTTTTGATGGTCTAATATCATATATATCATCTAATACAGGTTCTGAATTGTAACTATTATTTATAACAGTATTATTATTTACATTATATGCTTTTGTTAAATAATATGTTAACATTAAAATACCAACCAATAACATAATTAATGCAATATTATATAATAAATAATTCATTATAAATAATTAGAAATTTAATTATTTATATAGAAGATATAAATTCCCAATTTAAGTGTTTACACATTTTTTTCCATAATTCATCATCTTCCATAAGTTTATCATCATCTTTATGTAATTGAAAACATGGTAATAAATGATCTAATTCAAGTAATTCACAAAATTTATATAATACATATGGATATGATAAAAAGTTTTTTCTATTTGTTGGTTTATAAATTTGCCAAATACTTTCTATTTTAATAAACATTTTAATAAATATTTTTTCCATATCCCGTGTTATTTTAGGTGGTGGTAAATTTGTTAATTTATTAATTATATAATGAACATGTTCATAATATAAATTATAATTTAATTTTTTTAATATTTTTTTCATTTTCTTTCTATTCAATATTTTTAAGTCAACAATTCTGTTTTTATTAAGTTCATTTATTATTTCTTTAAAAACTTCTTCAGGTATATCAGGTGATTGTCTTGCTTGAAATTGATTTAACCATTCTTTAAAATGATTAATTCTTTTATATGGTGAATAATCTTTAATTTGCCTATCTTCATCTAAAATAATTTCTTCAACAATACCACATACTTGACACACAAATGCAGATACACTATAATCAAATATTTTTTCAAAATTACATTCTTTACAATATTTTATTCTCTTAGAACCATCATCCATATTTATTCTAATACCTTCGATTCTTTGCCAATATTTATTAAATAAATCTGCTCTATTTACTTCATTAATATTTTTTTCAGGTTCTTCTTTTTTATTACCTAAAAAAAATAAAATATTTTTTGTTTGTTTAGTTTCAACTTCACAATCTCTTAATTCATAATATTGAATAATTAAATCTCCAGTTTTATCATAGTAATCCATTTCATCATAACCATCTTGTAAATTAATTTTATCAATCTCTTTTTCATTTCTGGTATTAATTAGTTCAGCTCTTTTTTTAATATAATTTATATTTGTATTTTCATAATGATTTGGTAAATCTATTAATTTTGTTTTAATTTCTTCTATTTCTTTCTCAATATATTCTTTTTTTATTTTATTATTATTAAATAAATTTACCATTTCTTTGTGTTTTTTATCTAGAGTTTGTGATTCTTTTATTTGTTGTACTATGTCACTCTGTTTTTTTACATCACCTTTATTTTTAGATGACATTGTATATTATACTAGTTTAATTAACAATCTTTAAATAAAATTGAAAAAATATTTTTAATTGATTAAATAATATAAATGTATGGGGAAAAAATGTGAATATACTAATTGTGATAAATATGCATCATATAATATAATTAATGAAAAACCAAAATTTTGTGCAGAACATAAAATAGAAAATATGATTAATGTTAAACATAAAAAATGTATAAAATGTAATAAAATACCTTATTATAATTTACCTAATGAAAAATATGGTTTATATTGTGATGAACATAAATTAGATGGTATGATTAATATAAAGTCAAAAATTTGTTTTTCACAAAATTGTACTATACAAGCATCATATAATTTTTCTGGTGAAAAAATACCGAAATATTGCTCTAAACATAAATTACCTTTAATGGTTCACATAAATCATTCTTGTAAACATGAAAATTGTAATTTATTATCGATTTTTAATTTTCCTGATAAAAAAACTGGATTATATTGTGTTGAACATAAATTAAATGGTATGATCGATATTACACATAAAAAATGTTTAGTTTGTGATAAGATTGCATTATATAATTTACCTAATGAAAAACCATTATATTGTTCAGTACATAAAAAAGAAAACATGATAAATGTTGTTACTAAAAAATGTATAAATTGTAATAAAATACCTTATTATAATTTACCTAATGAAAAAATAGGTTTATATTGTAAAGAACATAAACTAAATATGATGGTTGATGTTAAATCAAATAATTGTATTATGGAAGGATGTTATAAAAGAGCAATGTTTAATGACATTGGTGAAAAACCTAAATATTGTAAAGAACATAAACAAAATAATATGAAAGATACAGTTAATAAAAGATGTAAATATGAATTTTGTGAAACATTTATACAACGTAATAAATATGATGATTATTGTTTATTTTGTTATATCCATTTATTTCCTGATAGTAAAATAACCACTAATTATAAAACAAAAGAAAAATCAGTTGTTGATTATATTAAAAATAAATATAATCATTATGATTGGATTTATGATAAAAAAATATATGATGGATGTTCAAAACGAAGACCTGATTTATTATTAGATTTAGGATATCATATTTTAATTATTGAAATTGATGAAAATCAACATTGTAAATATGACAGTGTATGTGAAAATAAAAGAATAATGGAAATATCTAAAGACTTGAATCATAGAAATATTGTTTTTATTCGTTTTAATCCAGATAAATATTATGATAATAAAAATAAATTAATTGATTCATGTTGGAAAGTTAATAAAAAAGGATTATTACAAATTAAAGATACTGACAAATGGAACGAACGATTAAATGAATTATCAAATAAAATAGATTATTGGATAAATAATAACAATGATAAAATGATTAATATAGAAAATATTTTTTTTGATAAAAATATTTAGTTTTTTAATAATAAAGTTTTTTTATTATAAAAATTATTTAAAAATTAAAAATTTATTATTTAAAAATTCAGTTTTTAATATTAAAATTAAATTTTAATATAATTAATTTATTATTTTTTCTAATATATAATATATATATAAATGGGGGGCGGTTTAATGCAATTAGTCGCTTACGGCGCACAAGATATCTACCTAACTGGTAGTGCACAAATTACTTTTTTTAAAATTATCTACAGAAGACATACTAACTTCTCCGTAGAACCTATTCCACAAACTTTCACTGGTAACTCTGATTTTGGTAGAACTGTTACCTGCACTATTAACAGAAATGGTGACTTAATTACTAACATGTATACTATGATCAAGTTAAGAGAGGTTAAAGACGTTACTGATAAATGGGGTTATGTTAGAAAACTTGGTCTTGCTATTGTTCAACACTACAAAATTGAAATTGGTGGTTCTAAAATTGATGAACAATATGGTGACTGGCTTAATATCTGGTGGGAACTTTCCCACAAAGTTGGTCAAGTTAGAGGTTTCTCCAGAATGATTGGTGATGTTCCTGAATTAACTACTATTGATACTACTGATAAACCTGAATATATTATGTATGTTCCTCTTCAATTTTGGTTTAACAGACATAATGGTTTAGCACTTCCTTTAATTGCTCTTCAATATCATGATGTTAGAGTTACAATTGATTTTAGAGCTGCATCACAATGCGTCAACAGAGCTGCATCTGCTAATACTGATCCTTCTATTGGAATGCTTGAATCTTCTTTAATTATTGACTATGTTTACCTTGACTCTGAAGAAAGAAAAAGATTCGCTCAAGCTTCTCATGAATATTTAATTGAACAACTCCAATTTACTGGTTCTGAAACTTTAACTTCTGCAACTAATAAATACAGACTTAACTTTAATCATCCTTGCAAATTCCTTGTTTGGGCTCCTCATCTTGAAAAATACACTACCAGAACTGACTATATTGCATATGGTTCTGATTGGGAAGCAACAAGAGAAAAATTTGCAAAACACATCTGGTTATCTAGTAGAAATAATTTAGAAAAAGTTGGTGCTGAATGGCGCATTAGTTATGAAGGAGCTGTTTCAGAAGAAGTTATTAGTCCTCCTGGTCTTTCAACTATGGATGTTTTAGTAAAAGCTCAATTAGTCTTCCCTAATGGTGTAGATGGTGGTAGTTCTAGTGATTATGTTGTTGTATCTATTGATAATGTTGTTTTACTTGAAAATAATGTTACAATGAATGATATGTCTCAAGACATTTCTACTATAGTATCATATCATGATGCTAACAATACTAGTAGTATGGAAACATACTTAAACTCTGTTGGTGTAACTGTTCAAGATCACTTTAACTATGGTAACTACATTGATAGCACTAATAACCCTGTTTGTGCTGCTAAACTTCAACTTAATGGTTCTGATAGATTCCAAGAAAGAGATGGTTACTACTTTAACTATGTTCAACCTTTCCAACACTTTTCTAATACCCCTGCTGATGGTATTAATGTTTATTCTTTTGCTCTCAAACCTGAAGATCACCAACCTTCAGGCACATGTAACTTTTCAAGAATTGATAATGCTACCCTTCAAGTTAGATTAGGTCTTGATAACCTAGATGCTTCTAGTTCTACTTCTTACAAAGAATTTTATATCGGCCAAAATAGTAACTCTTTACTCAATATATATGCCATAAATTACAATGTACTTAGAATTATGTCAGGCATGGCTGGAACTGCATACAGTAATTAAATATATTTCATATATTTATATCATATTATCATCAAAAATAATACACTTTATTATTTTTAATATAATATACTTCATACCAAAAATTTAACAATTAATTAAAAAATGAATTAAAATGTGTTTAAAGAAATACTTATTTATATATTAATTCAAGAAAGTATTGAATATATTGAAAACGAAAATTATTATTTAATAAATAATAAAATTATTATTTAATAAATAATAAAATAAAAATTGACCCAAAATATTTTATTAATATTAATAAAAAAAGAAATTTAAATGATTTGATTAAATTAGAAGACAATCTATGGTATTATAGAAATATAACACTTATTGAAATATTATTTGAAATAAATGATTATAAAAAAATTAAATTTATAAATAATGATACTGATGATTATAGATTTAATAATAAATTTAATAAACCCACTAATTGTAAAATACTAGAAGAAGGAACTCCTAAAATTATAACAGAAGGAAAATGTTCTGGACAACATAGAAATATGTATTGGAAAGTTGAAGATATTAATAATAATAAATATTATATAATGCATGTTTATGGAGATTTATATTCAAAAATTTCTATTAATGATATGAATAAAGTACTTAAAATAA